GCTCTTTAAATTTATTGTGAGCTTCAATTGAGTTTTCAGGGAGAGGTAGAGAATGAGTTTCTAAAGTTTCGAATAGCTCTTCTGGTGTCAACATGCCAATTTCAGCAAGTCTTGTATAAACCTTCATATATTCGATCTCTTCTTTTAAATCTACTTGATCAAAAACAGGCTCTGGGATTTCAGTAAATCCTAATTCGTTTGCAATCATTTCCATTTCAGGAATCAAGAAATTATTCAAGAATGCCTGTCTAGCCGAATTCAATCTCTCTAGAAAAACTTTTATTTTTACCATTGAATTAGCATACTTCTCATCTCCCCAAAAAATATTCATCAAACCGTTGGCAATATCCTGATTAACTACTTGATACTTATCTGGTCCTAGAATCTTATTTAAATCTGGCAAAACGAATTCTGCTTTAGTAGAATAATCAGAAACTAATACTCTACCTACGCTTTCCATCTCAAACAAATCTTGTAAAGCTGCGAGTATTCTTGAATTTGTGTTTGCATCTCTATCCTTGTCGCCAGCTGTAATCAAAAGGATCATATAGTCAGCAGTTCTGGCTATAACTTTTTCCATCTTTTTAAATTCTAACTTCAAATCAATATCAAAAAGAACAGGATAGTACATGGGCACAGATAAAGCTTCATAATCTTGCTTGCCACAAAATATAGCTGTTAGATATTCTGTATCTATAGGAATCTCCGGCAACTCTCCTCTTTTGATTTGTTCTCTAATGTTGAGAGGCAATGAATCCATGAATCTTTTCTCATCATCTGTTTTAGGAGTTCTTAGTCTAGCCAACTCGTAGCTATTCAATAACTTATAGTAATTAAAATTAACAAAAGTAGCTGACCCTTCAGCTCTCATATCAGCTGGATTTAAAATAGTATAACGTAAAGGGATTTTTTTCTGAGCTTGAGCTCTAGACATTTTATTTATTTCTGGAGTTGTAACATTGTATAGAAATTTATAAATAAAAACATTCCCAGATCTAAACCATTCTCTGAAAAATCTTTCTGATAAAGACCATCCGTTTATTTTCTTGTACCATTCCTCGTAAAATTTAACAGATCTTTTATTTTTACCTCTGAAGTGTAATTTTGAATTAGCAAACTCTGTTTGAATATCTATAGTATTTCTAAATATAGCTACATTCCAATAAGCTTTTTGACATAACACAATGGCTTGTTGAGCACTTAGAGTTCCTGTATTGTCTCTTGAAAAAGGGGATACCCCTTTATTAATATTTTCTATTTCACCTGAAAGTCCTGATAAAGGGTTCTGGAAAGAATTCGTTCCTCTGTTTCTTAAGTCTCTTGCTGATTCAGAAATGAATTTTGGAGTGAAAGGGTCTGAGTTTACAACTACAGCGTTGCTTTTGGTTTTACGAGCCATACACTACTATACACTTTTAAAGCTTAAAAATTCTTACTAAATTAATTTTAGGCTTAAAAATTATCTAAACATCCTCGGAACGAAATCAAATGAGGTATTTATCTCTTGTTCTCTATGCATATCGAAATAACATTTAACACCCCAACTTCCCAATAAAAGAGCAGTGTAAGAGTCTCTTCTAGCTTTATGAGGGTTATTATCTCTTTTCATTGTAGCTGGCAAATCGAACTGTTGATTCCCATTTGGGCTAGTAGAAACTTCTATAAGAGAGCATTCTCTTTTAGTTAAATTTATAACATCTCCTAAATGCTCTACGAAATCTACTTTCATTTCTTCTTGAACATTTTTAGCTATCTCTCTAATCTCTTCTTTGCTAATATCCTGAGTCTTAGAGTAATGCAAATCTTCTATAGGGAATTTTTCATTTATAGCTTTGTGGAAATCTGAATCATTGAATACGGGAGCGGCAAATCTTATTTTTTTCTTTTCTATCATCCACTGTAAGTTTTCATTTGCAAATCTTAACCATCCTCCAACACCGAAAGCTTGAGAGTGAACTATCTTCCCATCTTTTGGAACATAATTATTTTTAGAGTACAAGATACCTTCATTAGAATTATAATTTAAGAAATCATGATCAAAAAGATGTAACTCTCTCGGCATTAATTTAAATTCTTTTCCAATCTGTAAAAATGCAGGGCCTCCGCTATTATCTATAATCATGTATACTATATTGAACTTCTCTAGAAGATATTTCAAATATAAACACCTTTTCTCATTGGTGCTATTAGGTAGAGCGTAAGCGTGAACAAGAGTTGCAGATTCGTCCTCTTCATTGAGTTCGAGCACAGCCATTGCAAAGTCGTCTGAAGTTTCGGAATTATTATAGTTAGGATCTATTGATAGTACATATTTCTTTTCTGGATCTCCTACAATTCTTACGACAGGATACTCTCCTAGTTTTACGCTTGCCTCTTCAATAGCTTGAGCTGAAAAATATCCACCTGTATCATCTCCAAATATAGCTTCCAACTCCCTGTCGAACATAGACTTAGACATTGTTCGTTTCATATCTTCAATAGCAGACTCTTCCATGAAACCTTTTGGGGCTGCCCTATAAGACATTCTAAAAACACAATGATTAACATTTTCAGCTTCTGGATCTAAAATTGTTTTTACATAAGGTACATAATTATCCCTGTAAAGAGATTCGAATTTGTAACTTGCAGATGACAAACCAATGATTTTATTATTAGATGAAAACTGCTGTACATCTTCTGGTTTTAAAACGCCATTTTCAACTAAAAGTTTTTGAGCGTTTGTAATCTCTTCATGTTGAGGTCCATCTTGTCTAACCATCAAGAACGGTTTAAGAATTGAATCTATAATTTCTTTACTTACCACTAAAAGCTCATCAACAATAAGTACATTGAATCGGTAACCTCTAACTTTACCCAGAGGAATAGCCGTTATAGACGAGTAGCCTATTTCCATTGACCATGCATCACTTGATTTTGATAATTGTTTTGTTATACAGGATCTTAAAAATGTTCCGTTTTTAGGATGAGAAGCAAAGCTATCAATCTGCTTCATTATAGATTTAGACTGACGAAATGTTCCAGAGGCTATACCTATTTTAACACCGGGATTACCTAAAGCATATATTATACAGAATAAGGATATAACGAACGACTTGGAGAAGCCCCGTCCAGCAACTAACAAGCAATAATCTTTTAGAATGAACGATCTTAAAAGTAAATCCTGAACAGGATCTAATTTAACCCTAGTCAAAAGATAAACCATAAACGCTGGATTGGCTAAACAATATCTTGCAAACCATTGTTGAGCTTCGGCCTCGGAAAGCACTCCTTTTACTTTATCAAGTTCATCGTTTGTTGATTTCCTAGGGGCAATAGGATGAGCGCCTTCGTTCCACATGTTTATATCTGGTTAAAATCTTTCAAAAACTCTAAATCGAATTTTTTTACACTATCTTTCATTTTAAAAATCTTTATCATTATATCTTTAGAGTTTTCTCTAGAATCGGAAAAGATAAATTGTATATTATTATACTTTGCGTAAATTTCTCTAATCTTATGGAAAACAAATTTTCCATTTATATATTTGCTAAAACTTTTTTCAGGACTATAGTTTAAAGCATTATGAAATTTATTCTCTATTAAAACTACTAAATAGTAGCCGAGATCTTCAGCTCTTGCTATTTCTCTATCGAATCTTTCTGCTCCAGAAACTAAAGTAGAAATTAAATCTTCTAAGCTTTTTCTCTCCACAAAAACATCAGAAAATAAAGGGCCAGAAGTTCCGTAATCACCACAGCTTAATTTCATCTTTTTAGAATCTTTAAACTCTAATGGATTTTGTTCTCTAGTGTCTATTAAAATTTCGGGTTCGATATCACTAAATGTAGGAGTAGAGATATAATCATATTTGAATCTAAGTCCTTGTTTAGTTAATGCCTTTATCACATTTTCTTTGCTATCAAAGATTTTAACAAGACCTTGCCAAGATGGTAAGAATAGACTTTTTAATTCTATATTAGACGGAACAAAAAGCGTTTTTTTCTTATTGCATCTTGCCTTAAAAATTTTACAAATATAATCTCTTACAATAGTTTTTTCCTCTTTAAAACACCAGTTAGCTAAGTTTTCTTTTGAATTGAAATCAGTTAAAAAGTATTCTTCGAAATTTTTAAATTTTATTGGTTCATTTGAAAATTTATCAAATCTTGGAAAATGTTTACTATAATATTCTTGCAAAGAAAATTTATGCTTCTTGGAAACATGTAAATGTAATCCTCTTTCGCTAGAAAAATCAGATAAACATTCTAAACATTTCATTAGAGCGAGAAAACCTCCTCTTTGCCAACTCCATAAACTTCAACAAAAAGTTCTGAAAAGTTTTCTAACTCTTGTATTTTTTCTTTGACTTTGAACTCTTCGGCTTTAGCAATTAGTATCATTCTTCTTCTTTCTTTCTCGTCCTGAACAAGTTCAATGAACTGGGCTAAACTCTGATTAGCCAAGGCTTGTTTTTCTAGCTTCTTAATTCTGTCCCCACTCAAAGAACGTGTCATTTTGAGAGTTCTTTCTAAACAGTGATTATAAGCAGCCGTTTTATCTTTCAAAGCCTCAGATAGAGACATCGTAAATTTTCTGCCTTCTTCATCGTCAGACATAGACTCCGCCAATCTATCATTTAAGATAGTTATTTGCTGCCTTATTTCTATAAGAGTTACATATTCCAAAGCTAGACCTATATAAAGATTAACTTCGTCTGAATTTAAATCTGGTTTATTATAAACAGCTTTTACGAATTCGGTTTCAAAAACTTCTCTATGCTTTACATTCGTAATCATAGAAATCATTTCTACGAATCTAGGAGCTGATAAGAATTTTTTGACAGCTGCAATAGAATCTTTTTTTCTCATATCTATTTTATCAGAATCATACTTTGCAGAATGGTCCGATCTATTTATGAGATTTATAACTTGTAAATCTGTTCTAGGAGAGTTATATCTAGCATTAGTTCTTTCTACTTTCTCATCATCTTTAACTTCCCTAAAGCCTGCCGCATCCAACAAGGATGTAATAGTTCTTAAAGAAACTATATATTCTTTATCAGGAAAAAGAGTTTTAGCTATTTCTTTAGGAGTTAAATGTTCTGCATTTTCGAAAAGGAAATCTAATTGCTCGTCTGTATAATTATCATACTCTCCTCCTCTCCATAATTTTTGTAAAAATTTTCTTACATTCTTGAACTCTTCTGTTTGCTCTATGAGTTTCGAATTCTTGTAAACTTCTTGAGCGAGAGATAGGATATTACTTTCCTTACAGTTCTTATTATCATTTAAATAGTCCTGCTGATTTAAATCTAATTGATATTTATGTTGACAAATTATTTTGTCACATAAGTTTATGTTTTTTCTATCTATTTTTTTACCTAATTTTTCAGTTAGGTTTATTCTTATTGAAGTATTCATTCTTCGGGATCGAATTCGCTTATTTTTTTCTTAGCTATAATCTGTAAATTTTTTCTTATAGTTATAAGCTGTCTTTTAGTTATCCCCTTTCCATTTATATTTTTTAGTCTTTCTATGACTTGTTCGTCTTTAAGATTCTCTATATATATCAGTCCATAAAAATTTACCATTTTAGGGTTAAGAAATTGGCAAATAAATTTATGAAATTTTATAACAGAGGATTCAAGTTTTATAGAAGATATAGGATCAGAAAAATCTTGAGTTTCTTTAAAATTTTCACTATCAATCGAAAGAGCAGTTTTTAGTAAAAATTTATTCTGTTTCTTTTTTGCCCACTTACAGAAAGACGGACACTGAGCACATTTTACTCCACTTTTAGTATAGCCACATAAATCTGAACCTCTATCGAATGGGCAGCTAAAACATGGAGGGGCATCTCTTGAATATCTATCTCTTACTGTATTCTTTATCTGGTTTATTATTATTTTATTACACCAGTATTCGAATGGTCTTTGCTGGTCCCACTGATCCCATTTGTTATAGATATGAAGTCTTATTGTTTGAGCTAAATCTTCAAATCCAAAACCACATATATCGGAGAGACGCCATCTTCCTCTATTTTTTTGTATAAGGGAGTCTATACATTTTATTTTATCTTCAAATTTGATCATCATCTAGGGAAATTGGCCCCGACTTAAATATCTGTTGTTTGAATTCTTCTTTTGTTAAACCCTTCCTTTTGAAAGATTCATTATTAGGATCAGAACCCAAAACAGAGCTTAATTTAATAGGCGTAATTTTTTCTATTGTTATTTTTATATCTTTAAGAGAAGTTTTATTTTTTGGAAGTTTTCGGAAAGACATGCTTTCTTTATCCTCTTTATCTTCTTTATCTTCTTTTTCTAATTTAATAGGTACGGCGAAAACAAATTTACAATTAGTGCAAGATTTTGGTTTTTCGTAGAGGAATTTAATTCCGCTTCCGCACGATGGGCAATAAATATTTGGCATTTTTTTTCCTATTGTGTTAAGTTTATACAGATTATTAAAATAATTGTGTCTATTTTAAATTTACATCATACATGAACGTACCGAATTTAATAACAGTACCTGAAAAAACTGGATCAAAAGATGAAAATGTACCATTTATATTAAAGTCTGAAGCTCCAGACGCTGACCCAGATGGCCTAAATGTATAGAATACATTTGTATTATTATTAAAATTATTAACGTAACAGTTTGAAAATAAAGAATTTCCGCCGAGACAAGTTATTAAAGATGCATTAGGATATAAGGTAGCAGCTTTAGTATCAAAAACGCAAGAGTCGAAATAGTTAGATCCAGACACTACTATGCCTCCATTAAATATAGTATTTCTTATTCTTGATTTTCCAAGAGCTGTAAAGTGAGGATACGAATTTGTAAAAGAACAATTGGTTAAATTGTACTTGCCTGTTAATCTATAAATAGGATTATTAGGAGAAGAATCTATACCGTCAAATAAACAATCTTGGAATTCAATGTCTTTAGTAGAGTTTGACTGAACAGATATAGAATTTCCTTTAAATTTTATTCCTTCAAACCTTGTAGTAGAGTTTTTAATATTTAAATTATTAAAATAGAAGTGGCCATCATCAACAGTTCCTTCTCCCTTTGTTCTCATCACTAAATAAGATAAAGAACTTGCGACTTCATTTATAAGGAAATTACAACCAGTAGCTTGAATCCTATCTACTTCTAAAGTAACTTTTCCTCCTGAAATATGGAATAGATTATCAGATGCAGAATCTTGAGTTAATACTCCATTTCCGTATATATTAAAGTCCCCAGTATCAGAGCCTGTAATATGAAGTTTTCCATTTGTTACAAAATTTATATTACTATTTTTATTTAAATAATAATTAACTCCAAGTTTATACATATTCCCAGATACATTATAAACTCCGGGAAAAACTTCTATAGTATCGTTTGAAGTAGCTGCATTTAAAGCTGCTCCTATTGTTTTAAAAGGGTAATCTATAGTTTCTTTTTTAGCTGTAGAATCATTACCGTTCTGATTAACATATATATATTGAGAAACTGGGATACCTGATCCTACTTTCAATATGTTGACTGGCAAGCCCGTAGCTGACTGAACCATTATATCTATATAACCTGCCTGACCTGTTTGTAGAAATAAAAATCCGTCATTTTCCCTGATTGTGGGACTTAAAGCTAAAAGTGCAAAGTTATCAGGTAAAGGCATAATTTTCTTGGGTAACTTTATTTTTATACACCAAAATTTAAGTGTATATTTAATTACATGGCAAATAAACCAAAAGCTCTGTCGGATTTAACCAAAAAAAATTCTAAGGTTAAAGAAGGATCTAATTTAAACTTCAGCTTAAATATACAACATAGAGACGATTTAACTGAGGTCCAAAAACAAATAATAGAAGCTGCTCTGGATAAAGAAGTTAAATGTGTTATTATAGATGGTGTTCCGGGTACGGGAAAAAGTTGGACTACTATTCTATCTTCTCTCATGCTTCTTGATCTGCATATAGTGAAACAGATTGTGTACTTAAGATCTCTAGTTCAAGCTAAAGATGGACAAACTGGATATCTAAAAGGAGATCTAGATGAAAAAACCTTTTACTATAATGAGGCTTTAAATCAAACTCTATCTGAAATCATTCCGGGTAATGATATTAAAAGATTAGGCGAACAAGAAAGGATAAAATGTTATCCGACTTCAATGTTAAGATCTTATAATTTTCATAACTCAGCTGTTATATCAGAAGAATCCCAAGTTATGACTTTTGATTCTATCTTTACTATCGCTACTCGTTTAAGTATGTATAGCAAACTTTTCGTTATAGGAGATAGTGTTTATCAGAATGACTTAGGTAAACTATCTGGTTTTAGAAAGTTTATTGAAATCTTTGGGGATGAAGAATCTAGAGCTCACGGTTTTAGATACTTCAAACTAGATAGTTCGCAGATTGTGAGAAGTCCTTTTGTGCAATTCGTAGTTAAGAAAGTAGAAAACTATCAAGAAAGGACTAAAGAGTCTATAGTTAGCTAACTTCTACAAGATTTTCTAAAATCACAGAATCGAGCGGGGTTTCCAAGCATGGTAAAACTCCCGCTTTTTCTATTTTTACAATAGATCTTATTCTAGGGTTTTTGCTAGGTCGAAAAGTATTAGATTTTGTAAGGAAGGGGTTAAAATCATTATTGAAACTAATTGATAGAATATAGTATTCTCTTTTTGATTTCTTAGATCTTATTTTGCAGAATCCACCTATTGATTTAATTAAAAAAGAAAAGTCTTTGGCAAGTTGTTTAGAAGATGTTTCGAATGTAGTTTCGCTTTTATAAAATCTTCCGCACGCATCCATGCACCCGCGTATCAATGAAATTCTATCTTCGATAGACGAGAATAAATACTCATCTGGAATAAATCTATCCTTTAACTTAGTAAAATTTCTTATTCTTTTAAGTTCTAATTTAATTAGATTAGGGTATCCTTCTTCGGCGATTATCTTAAAATAATCATTCGGCATACTTTTCACATCCATGTTAAAGTATTGATTGGGAACAGAATTTATATCTATTATTGATTTCTTTTTCGTTTGTATTTCGCCATTTCTTATAGGTAAGCATATGCAAAATCCTATAAAGTACGCATCTTTATTAGTTTTCGTAAATTCTGGAATTACTTTTTTTAATCTGAATTTAGATCTTGTATCGTACATGCAATCTTCTCTTTCTCTATCTATTTGTAAATGCTTATGTTCAATAAGACTTACTTTAATACCTTTAGGAAGAATAGCATTCGTACCATCATTAAATATTACATCATAACACTCTTCGTCAATTCTATCTCCAATGGAAACCATTGCAGCCGACAATATTCCTGAATGTCTAAGTATTTTATTACCACAAAATAACAACATTTATGTATGCATACAGTATATTCAATTTTTTGTTTCTTAAAAACTGTACATCAGTGTAATATTTACTATGTTTTTATCTTTTTTTGAAAACTTCGATAATAGTCTTGTCCATTGGGAAGAAGTTATAGCTGCATTAATTGGTATATCTGTTTTTGTTTTTGGACTTTTAAAATTTTTAAAAAGTTTTTACAGAAGCGTAAAAGCAGCGAATAAGTCTGTTACTGAATTTTTAGATTTAATACCCGAACTTAAAAGAGTTACTTCTGAATTCAAACCGAACGGAGGAAGTTCTTTAAGAGATGTTTTAAATAGAATGGAAAATAGTTTAATACATACAGAACAGAAAATAAGATTGATATCTTCTTGCTTAGGAGTCGCTTATTTCGAAACTGATAGTAAAGGACAGTATACTTTCGTTAGTAAAAAATGGACAGAGATTACAGACTTTAACTACGATCAAGCTGTTGGAGATGGATGGCTAGGTATAATTAATAAAGAAATGAGAAAAGAGGCTAAGGAAGAATGGCTATCTTGTATGGAACAAAAAAGAGAATTCCATTTTAATGCAATTTTGAGCAATAGTGATAATAAAGATATTTCTATAGTAGCTTGGCCTATAAAAAACATAGACGGCTCTATAGAAAAATTTTTTGGCATTTTGTTTTCATAGCAGTGTAATTATAATTATGCAAAGCATAATGGAAAAACTTTTAGGATCTAGTTGGAGGACTTCATTAGCTGGATTAGTTTCTGGTATATGTTCTTTTTTAGCTTTCTATCCTGAAATTTTAGATCCATTACCCGAATACTGGGAAAACACTATAAGGCAATTATTAGCATTCTTGATCGGTATTGGAATGATTCAAATCGGTCGTAATAGTAGAGATGTAAAAGAATCAGAAAAAACATCGAAGTCCCTAGAGAGGGAAATAGAAAAAATTAAATATGAAAAATTTTAGAGTAATACTTTTTTGCTTATTCGTAGCTTTATTTAGCTCTGGTTGTTCATCTTTAAATGAAGCAGCTTTTTATAATAACCTATCTAGATCCTCGATCTATTTAAAATCTTCTTCTAGCTATATCACATCTGTTGTTTTAGCTCAGGAAAAATCTGAAGAAACAAGAGCTAAAATTGCCCGAGTTATATATGATATATCTTTTATAATAGAGAATCTTACAGTTGAAGATGATATTACGCCTGAATCATTTGCTGCTATCATATCGAGATATGTTCCAGAAGGTTCCTCTTTAAATGATTTTGCTGTGAATATAATACTCTTGTATGCAGATTTTTATAGCCAAGCTAATCAATTAGAGGGAAATACAAGAACTAGAATTTTACTTACAGCATTAAATAGAATCTCTGCTGGTTGTAAAATAGCCTCTAACAAATATTTAATAGAATGAACTGGAAAAAAATTATGGAATATATATTCAAAACTATATCTGAATTATTATCTATTTTCCGTATACATAAAGAAGTAAAGAAACAAGAAATAGAAATAAAAAATAAGGAAGTTTTCCAAGAAAGAGAAGTTAATCAACAGGAAGTAAACGAAAAAGATAAAGATGAAAAACTTATTGCAGACGTAGTTAATACGACTGGAGCTAAAAGAGAAATAAGTTTAGAAGAAATCAGAAAAATAATAGCTAAATGAAAACTTTAAATTTTATTTTAATGGCTCTAATTTTGAGCTCCTGCAAAATTAAAGACGAATCAGTTACTATAGTTCCCCCTCCTATAAAAGAATCTCAACCCAGCTGGGATAATCAATCTCAGAATTCTGGTTTGATTACTTATATTGATAATGTTGGATTTTTAATAACTCCAGCCGCAGCACAAAGATATTCTTTATTAACAGAGAAGTTTGGAAATAAAATTGTTCCGCCTGTTAAAATATCAGAAGGATTAACGCCTTATGAAAAAAACTTTATTTTAACTCCTGAATATATGGCTATATTTATGGAACTTTCTAGAATAAACAAACAATAATATGTTATTAAAACTGGGGTCTTCGGGGAACGAGGTTAGACTTATTCAAGTTTTTTTAAAGAATCTTGGGTACTCTATAAAATTAACAAACGGAGAATTCTCTTTAGAGACTCAAAGGGCTGTTGCGGCATATCAGAAAAATAAAAATTTAACAGCTGATGGTATAATTGGAGAAAGAACTTTTAATCAACTTTTTAAAGATGGTCTTGTTTTATCAGATGATAGAGGTGCTACAGTTTGCAAAACTCTAACTTCTGATTTTATAAAAGACTTAATTAAAAGGTCTGAAGAATTTGAAGGCTTAGTAGAAACAAAAGAAAATGCTCAATGGGATAATCCTCAAATAGCTGGATGGCAAAAAGAACAATCTTTAAAGATTACTTCTTATATGAATAAGATTAAAGGCTGGACCAGCGGCGCACCTTATTGTTCTGCTGCTGTTGGAGCTTTTGTTATAATGGCTTTAGAAGATTGTAAATTATCTCCTAATAAATTTATAGCTAATTGGACAGCCCATGTAATGACAAATGTTAGACTTTTAAAATCAAAAAATATTCTATCTATTACTCCCTCTTTAGGC